CGGGTGGACGTGCTCAAGGTATGTCTGGTTCGACGCCGCGCGCTTCTCACCAAAAGACTATGCGAACTACGAATCGCTCGGAGACCGGTCTTCGTACCGATGGTCTTGACCGCACACCGGGTAAGCGTTTCGTTTCGGGACAAACGATGCCCCAAGCACCTACCCGCAACAAGATGGATGTCAATGACTCTCAGTTCATGCATGTGAACAATCCATCTCCGGGTATTGCGAACTTCTATGGTGGTTACGTGAATGCGCCGGCCGCTATGATGAACAGTGAAGGTCCCGACAGTAGGGGTTACGGTGTTGATCAGTACGTGGCTTACGGTATGCGTCCAGTCGAGCGTCGTGCCAAGCCGAACCGTATGGGTAACCCAGGCCGTATGAATGTCCGCGAAAAGCCAATGAATCAACATGGTGTTTTGACGACCATCCGCCACGACAAGTCTCGTGTCGATGGTCGTATCAATGCTCCGAACGGTGGATGGATGCAACATTACAAGCAAAATGATTACCACGAACTCAACCCGTACAAGGGACACCTCAACCCGCATGTTACAGGTAATAGATTAGATTTGGCCAAGAACCAATTAGCACAAAACCCCTTTCATAACACAATTAACTAAATAAAAACACTCATTAAAATTTTATATGCAAATTTTAATGGAGGTCCATACCTTAGAGATCGATAGTAGTGAACGCGACTACGCAAAATATTCGGACCCATCGGATTACGTCATCGATTTGAAGAATCGAATCTATGACATCAGGAAAATTAGTTTGTTGTCTGCAAAAATTCCTTTGAGTCAAACTTTAATTCATGAAAGAAATAATACTTTTAGTATTGACAATATTGATATAGTTTTACCTAATAAGTCTTATACAGATGGTAATTTACTCGCGTATGACGTTCGGGCAGCTATAAATACGAGTGTCGGCGACTTTAGTTTTGTTGTTGAATACGATTCCAACTTGCATGCACTGACTTTTCAAAATGATGCTAGCCCAGATTCGAATATTTTCCAATTTGGAGATGGTACAAATGCTCGAATTAAAAATGGATTCGTGGACACACTTTCCAATGCTGCAACGAGTGATTACACCACACCACACCAAGTATTAGGCTTCCCTCCGCAAAATATTGAAATTGAGGCGGGTGACACTTACACGACCGGGAGTATCAATCTTCAAGGACCAAATTCGTTGATATTACGTCTGAGTTCCGGGTCCGACACGTTTAATAAAGATGTCTATGTTCGCGAACCATTCTACACGAGTCATATTTTGACAAGTGGTAATTCATTCATAAATTACAGTGGGGCTGATGATTCAGTAAAACACGATTTCTTTAGTGGACCTCAAAAATTCATCGAGAGTCTTCGTGTGCAATTTTTATACATGAGCAACGGTCGTCTCATTCCATACGATTTCAGAAACCAAGATCACATTTTGAAATTTGAAATCGAGTGTAACACGGGTAAATTCAAGTCGATAGCTGATCAGACAGCTCCGGATGTGGGTGTACTCCCACCGCCTATAAGCATCCCAGACTTTGAGGATCCTTATAGATGGAAACAGTATGTACTGATTTCAGTTATTGTTTTCATAGGTGTGTTCACCCTGATTGTCACTCGAAAAAGAACTTAGCGAGTGATGGCGTAGACCGGGCCAGACGGTTTTTGGACCTTCGGGGAAAGGCGGGAGATCACCAAGAACACGATCACGGAAAGGAGAGTCGTGAAAAGAGCCGTGAGACCGTAGTGGAGGCCACCGTTCTTTTGGACACGAACAACTTGGTTGATCGACCATCGGACGAGGTCCAACCAAGAGATCGCAGCCGCGAAGGAGAAGCCCGCAACAACGGAGTTCAAGGATTGCGTTTGGAGTTCTTGAGTCAAGAGCGTGACGGTTTCCATGGCAGCAGCCGACATTGTATTTATATTACATATGTAGAAAATTATTCGGGAAGCAGTTCGTCCTCTGATAAAATTTTTTTATATCGATCCTTATCTTTAGAATACCCCTTTGTGACCTGAAGTTCTTCTTCGTCATCATCGGAGTCGGACTCCGACTCTAACTCAGAGTCTTCATCAATCAGTTTAAATTCATCCGTTGACCAACCCACCGGCTCCATTACTATTAATAGCATTTTTTAACATCTCTTCTACCGGACTTTGTGGTTGCCAATTGTCCCACTTGTCATAGGCTTCGTTAATTCGCTTGAACATTTCGTCATCACCCGAGTATCGTCGAAATGGTGGGCATTCAGATTCATCCACTTCTTCCAGTTCTTCTTCATCGTCAGATTCTTCTTCGTCATAAATTTCTGGAAAAAGTGACCCAATAGTTTCACCGACTGTGTACATGACACAATACTTGATAGCATATTCCATATCCTGTGCAAGAACTGTGCTTCTACCACACGCTTTGGCATATTCGCATGCGACGAGCATACTTTTTTCAAGCACAGGTGTCAATATATCCATGAGCGCGTTGGCTTGACGATCCTCGAATTCCCCCGAGGACTCACCAAAACCACTTTTCATCATCATTTTGTATTAAACAATACTCGAGCCATACCTTTATCTACTCTAAGTACATTGTAGCTTATAGCGTATGCATCAAGTGTCCGATCTTTTGTTGTGTTTTCAGTAACCTTCATCTTAATGAGTTGATTGTTAATTAAACTAAAGTTTACTTGACCAGTTGGGTAGTGCTTTTCTGGTTCACATGCGAAACTATATGAATAGAAACGTCTGATGAGAGGTGTCTTTGAGTGATGAATGGCTGGCTGAATAGCTTTCAAAAATATAAAGTTACCCGTGTACTCATCTAAGTATGGTGTATCATTCAAAGTAAGTTCAAGACTTTTGAGATTTTCGTAAAAGATTAACTTGTTTTCGGCAATCAAAGCATCATTATCATAATCAAACACGGATACAAAATCTTCGTACTGTCTAAGGTTTTCACGTTTTATTACAAAGTATAATTCTTTGACTGGGTTGATAAAGTCTAACCTAAACTTATGTTCTTCGATTGACTTTGGAATGTTGAATGCGTTGTGTTGCACTTGTGTAATCACATAATCTTTACGTGTTCTCCTTAACAAATTTCTTTCGTGATCATCGAGGAATGCCATCTCGAGACAAACTTTACAACTATTTATTTGATTCGGGTAAAGTTCTTCGATATCAGCGTCGACTGTAACTATTTCTGTTACCTTCTGTGTTCGAAGTGTGCTTACACGTATAGTGTCGTTAGTTGGGCCATTTAACACATTCACGTAGTTTATCATGGATTTATTTACATCACCTATACCACCGGTGTTATCAGCGACTGAGGTAAACAAAAATCTCTTCCATTCGGATCCCGCGTACACATATTTTCTTATGACCGTACCAAATGGTGCTGTATTCTGTTCTGATACATATGCAACCGCATTTCCATCTGAAGAAAGTATAAATCTTTTTAGTGTACTATTACCTAATACCGGAAACAATAGAGATTTCTGTTTCCATCCGAAACCATCGTATGAATATATGTATGTGTACGTAGGTGTTGCCACACCCATTATCGCACCATCGGTCGAAAATGAAATTTTATTCACATCCGAGATGTTTATATTTAAACCGGATTTTGTAAGATTATAATTTTCATCTATATTTTGAATTGTTAGTATATAGGTAGTAGAATCGTATGTAGCAAGTGTATTCAAGTCTAACGAAACATCGTACACGTTTGAATATTGTACCAACGTGTTTGACAATAAAACTGTTCCAGGATTTGATAGATCGTATGTGGTTATACCTCGTCCATAAACAGTAACTTTAGTTTCGTCTTCAGAAAACAAAACCCGCGTGACATCTTGAAGTGAGTGTGATTGTATATCATTTCTTGCGTTATCATTATCCGTGTCGACATAAAATATATTAATAAATCTGTTATTCAAAAATTTAAATACATAAACATTTGTCGTCGTGACTAATGAAAAATATGTACCATTTTTTGAAACAGCTAAAGAACTAATAGTTTCTGTATTTAATAAGAAACGTGTAGCATTACCATTTATAACAATTTTATAATCACCTGGGAACAGGTCACTGACTTCGTTTCTTTTATAAACAATTAAAGCATTTGAGTTGTTCACGTGAGCAATCATAACAAGACCGTTATCAGATAAAACAATGTCTTGAATATCATTGTATACTAAAAGTTGGTCTTGGCTCATAAGCCTTCCATAAGAACTATTTTCATTGAGCAAATATCTTTCCACTTGTTGTGTACTTAAACCTTGATAGCCAGCACCTAGTACTTGGCCACCTGTGTCTGTCACATCTTCTAAATTTTTGATAACAATGTCATCGTAGTTTTCTACAGATCTTGTAATCTCTTGAATTTTAATATATTCGGTAACAGAATCTGATTTTTTAATGATTAATATTGTCTGATCGTCACTCAGAGCTACGAAGTCGCCATTAAATGTCGCTTCATTACTTTTATAACGGTATACTTCAACCCAACTCGACGAACTTATATCATAGAGATATAACCTTCCAACACCTTGGTAAGAGTCGTTTCCTTCTTGATAAGTTTCATTAGAATTAAACACTAATATTGCGTCACCATCCTTTGTAAATTTGACTTTGTCGTATTCATATACACCGATTGTTTGTCCATAACGAACCCATTCGTCATTCAACTTTTCATATACGGTAAGGGTGGGGGTATTGGTGTTCACAATCATTTTTGACGCGTTATACGACAATTGTGCATCTTGAAAATCACCAATGAGTTGATTTGCAACTTGTGTTTGACTAACCAACGAAAATACAGTTACAAAAAAGTTTATGTTATCAGTTGTAAGTTTTACTATGGTAGATCCATCACCCGAAACGCTTCGAACACTGGTGTCACTCGTGAAATCATAATTTACTCCGTTCCACACCCAATATCCACTACCCACTTGAACAATCACATCTCCATCATCTGAAAATTGCACATTTGAAATATCAATGTTCGCATCTGATGCATTGTATGTATTCCAAACACCATTTTCATAACGATGGATGCCATCTGCGTTTATAACAGTGTTGAGTCCTTGAGAAACTTCACCAATACCACCGAATGTTGGTATGGTTGTATCCGTCAACTCCCCTCTGGCTAACCGTTTAAAAGTTGTTTCTGTATCACCGGAGTTCAACGCAAACGTCGTCCCATTTCTTGATGCCGCAATAACATTACTCGTAATGATGACATTGGATTGTAATTCATAATCTAGAATGACAGTCTCAATGGCTGTAGATGTGGGATCGGTCGTCTTGACAATACAATCTGAAATTTCTCGGAATTTAATTTCTATGCTCACTTCTTGGTAGCACATAGCACAAAGAGGTACGGCAAGTTCTGGATTTCTATAAAAGTAAAATGGAATATCAATAAACAATTTTTTGTTCGTCGTTGCTGGTCCGAGGTGACCCAAAATTACACCACTCGACACTGGAACATCAGATGTTCTATCTGGGTATTTACCAATCAATGTATTCAAAGCATTTTGCTTCGATTGTGTATAATTTTGTTCGGAATAGATTTGAAGATAATCACTTGGAATTCTTTGAACTCGTTCGTCCCCTATGTACATGTCTATACATTCAATCATCGCGTGACCAATCGATTCGACATAGCCAACGCGTGTTGTTTCTGCACCGGCAATAGGTGCGAGCTCCACGTCGAGACTGATGGTTTTCAAAAGATCACCTTGATCTTTGGGTATGGTAAGTCGGATAGTCTTTCCAAATTCCGCTTCGTTATCAATGTCCAACTTGACATAATTACTCGCATAATTTGTATGCTTTTTGAATAGCTGTACAAAATAGGAGTAGTCCGGGTCTTCTGTAAAGTATGCGTCCTGGACACCCCTTGTTGTAAGCTGAATTCGGCCAGCCATTACTACTATACCCGCTTAAAATTTTAAACCCGCAAGACCGCTTTCGATGTGTAAGACATTGTAACTTACCGCATAAATTTTTACTTTAGTAGAACCGGGTTTGTCAGTTTCAATACCAATGGTCATGAGTTTGTGGAAAATACGACTCATGTTCACTTGTCCTGTTGGATAATACACTTCTGGATCTTCTGCAAAACTATATGTAGCAAAGTTTGAAATGGTTGTCGGAGAATTCACATGTTTTACCAGAGCTTGTTGGTAATTTAAGAAATTGTAATCCATATCTATGATATTTGTATCGTTAAAGTCGAGTTTGAGTCTTGTAATTTTTTCGTACTCGTTAGGTGCTGCATTTTCGTTTGTAGCCAAGATGTAAAATTCCTTGACTGGATTTTTGAAATTTACCATAAAAGATTTTTCACTTTGTCCTTCGGTGAATGTTGCCTGTGAAACCTGAAGTTGTGTGATGACATATTCAAGTGGCATCGATCTTAGGTATGCCTGTTCTTCTGGTGTCACGAATGCAAACTCGGTATCAAGTGATGCGTTTTTCATACTTGCCGAGACACCCAACTCCGGTACACCGCCGTTTATCATCTCATCAAGATTTCTAAGTTTAATTCGGACTTCAACCAATTGTTTACTGAGAGCAATAGTTGGTATTGCCAGGCTCGGATTTCTATTAAAGTAAAACGGAAGATCAATAAAGAATGTGTACTCACCCGTAAAATCTAAAACTTCGTTGCCGTGACCATTCAAAAAATACAACGTTTGTTCGACATCGTCAATCGTGTTGTGAAGTTGTTGGTGCATATAGATGTATTCACCAGTCAGGCGTTCAATCAATTGTCCGCCAATATACAGGTCAGCAGTTTCTATAAGCTGTGAACAGACCGAGGGTACATAATTTAATAGATTACCATCGCCATCTATCGGTTGTGTCAAAATAAATTTGACAGTCATACCCTTGATCAAGTCACCTTTATTTTGTGGAAGTGTACATTGGAGTTCTTCACCAAAGTCAATGTTCCCGTCGAATGGTGTTTCAATTTGTTCAATCGAAAACTTTGTATGTCTTTTGAATGCCGTCAAAAAATATGAAAAATCTGGATCACCTGTAAGCCACTGATCCTGAACACCAGTCACAGCAAGCTTTACAGCTCCAGACATATCTACTATGTGTGAGTAAAATTTTATGAAATAAAACGGGACACTAACAGTAGAATGAACCTTCAACTGAGGAAATTCAACCCGGCGATTATGGATGACGATCGTATCTGCGTATTCATAGGAAAACGTAATACAGGTAAGTCCACATTAGTCAAGGATATCATGTACCATAAGAAACATATCCCAGCCGGAATAGTTTTATCAGGCACAGAAGAAGGCAACCATTTTTATGGTGAATTTATTCCAGACATTTGTGTGTATGGAGATTACGACGGTGAGGCGGTAGACCGCGTGTTAACTAGACAGAGAAAGCTTGTTGGTACCAAGGGTAAAAACAGAACAAACGGTGCATTCATCCTTCTGGACGACTGTATGTACGATTCAAAGTTTATAAAAGAAACTCGTATTCGACAATGTTTTATGAATGGTCGACACTTTAACATATTCTTTATGTTGACGATGCAGTATGTAATGGACCTCCCACCGGCATTGCGCGCAAATGTGGATTATGTATTTATACTCAGAGAAAACATCATACAAAACAGAGAAAAGCTTTATAAGTCGTTTTTTGGAATCTTTCCTTCGTTTGATATGTTTTGTAAGGTGATGGATGCATGTACGGAAAACTATGAGTGTCTCGTGTTAGATAACACAGTAAAATCTAACAAGATACAAGATTGTGTGTTTTGGTACAAGGCTACAATTCGAAAAGGTTTCAAGGTCGGGAGTCCTCAACTCTGGGCCATGCACAAAAAGACTTATAACCCAAATTATCTCGAACAACAGGAAGTGGATGCTAAAAAGGCAACAAAGAAAACAGCACTTAAAATTACAAAGAAGAAATAGTCAGGACGTGCGTGAATATTTTTCCTTAAAAAACATGAATACATACTAAATGTCGGACATCCGTACTATGAATCTTGCAGACAACTCTGATGGGATGGTTCAACTTAACTCATCTACTGCATTCGTGTCACAAGATACTGAAAAAAATGTCAGTCAAAATAAAGAAACGATGGACTCTACGCCTATTGCCGAATTGATGGGTCAAACCGAACCGATGGAAATGCAACAGCAAATGCCGATGCAACAACAAATGGTGATGCCGATGCAACAACAAATGGCGATGGCTATTCCGGCTCCGGCTCCGGCTCCCCAGCAAGTGCAAGTCTCTGCTCCGGAGTCAAAGAATCCGTTTAACTTGACGGATCAACAAATGCAATCTTTATTCGTCGCCGCGTGCACGGCTGCTGCCATTAGCGCACCGGTCCAAGAAAAACTCGCGACCATGGTCCCGCAATTCTTGAATGATGCGGGCCGTCGAAGCCTCATCGGCCTTGCGGCGACGGGACTTGTGGCGTCGGTCATTTTCTACGCTGGTCAATCTTATGTGATTAAGGCGTAAACTTATTGCTCCCAACCCATGTTACTGTAGATGGAATTATCCACACCCAGTACATAGGTCACAACCGTTCCGAATATGAACGCAGCTAGAAAAAGAAGACTAATTTCTAAACTTCTTCTTCTATTTTCGCCGTATTCTTTGATCTGAGACTTAAGAGTCTTGACAACTCGGGTCAACATTTCAACCGCGATAAACGCAATGATCGTTGAAGAAAAGAAGAATCCTCGATCGACCGCCAATTGAGGGACTTGACCAACAATAATTCTAAGAATGTTAGGAATGATAAGAGTCATGAGAGACAGATTCAACCAGTAGTTTCTCGTGTACATTGG